TCAGTAGTTTTCCGGGAAGAAGTGCCGCTCGGTCAGCTCGATCAGGATATGCAGCACTTTGATGTGCAGCTCCTGCACGCGGTCGGCGTAGCTGCCGCCCGGCGTGTTGACGTAGACGTCGGCCAGCGGCTCCAGCTTGGCGCCGGCGCGGCCGGTCAGGATCACCACTTTGACGCCCAGCTCGCGCGCCACTTCGGCGGCGCGGATCACGTTGCGGCTGTTGCCGCTGGTGCTCAGGCCGATCAGCACGTCGCCGGCGCGGGCGTGGCTTTCCAGGTAGCGGGCGAAAATCTCGTCATAACCGTAATCGTTGCCGACGCAGCTGATGTGGCTGGGATCGCTGATGGCGATCGCCGCCATGCCACGGCGGTTGTCGCGATAGCGGCCGGTCAGTTCCTCGGCGAAGTGCATCGCGTCGCACATCGAGCCGCCGTTGCCGCAGGAAAACACGCGGCCGCCGGATTCGAGCGCGCCGATGATCGCCTGCGCGGCCGCCTCCACCGAGGCGAGCGCCTGCGGATTGGCCAACAGATTGTCGAGCGCGGTCTTGGCCTCGCCCAGGCTGGCGCGGATATGGTCTTGCATGATGAATTCCATTGCTTGGTCAGGCTCTAGTGTACACCTGATGATCCCGCGCCACGGAGCGGCGGGCGTCTGGCCCGGCCTGGCAAGGCGGCATCGATCGCGCGACGGACACCGCCAGGAAACACCACGCGCGCCAGAATGCCCGCCGACGCGCTCAGGCGATCTGCCGGCCGAACCACACCACCCGTCCGATCACCTCGAATTCGCCGGCGGAGCGGGACAAGTCGACGGTGAAAGTTTCATACAAGGGATTGGCGCTCTTCACTTGCACCGCGCCTCCGGGCAAGCGCTGCAGCTGCTTGACGAAGATGTCATCGCCGATGCGGATCACGAACAAGCCTTCGCCGGGATTGCGCTCGGCGGTGTTGACCAGGATGGTGTCCCGGTCCTCCAGCACGCCGCTCATGCTGTCGCCCTTGACGCTGATCACCACCAGATCGCGCGGCGAGGCGTTCAGATAGTTCTTCACCCAGTAGCGGCGGAAGGCCATATAGAACATCGGCTGCTCGCCGGCGGCGCTGGTTCCAAAGCCTGCCGACGCCTTCAGGTTATAACGCGGAATGAAACAGAACTCCTCTTGCACTCCGGCAGGAATTTCATGCTCATCGGCGTCGCCGCGCGCGGGCAAGGCCGGCAATCCGGCAGGCGTGGCTGCCTCGTGCGCCTGCGCGCGCTCATCCTGCATCGGGCCATCACCGTACAACAGCCACTCGACCCGGCAGCCGCTGCCGGCCGCGATCTTTTGCGCGGTTCCGACCCGCGGAACGCCGCCCTTGTACCACATATTGGTGAACGACCCCTTGTTGAGACCGTGGCGCGCCGCCCAAGCGTAGGGCTTCTCGCTGCCGATCAATAGTTCCAGGCGCTGCCGGAAATCGGTCTGTTGCTGCGAATTTTCCATTTGGAACTCCATCGGAAGTCATGCACGGTTGGAGCGGCGCCCCAGATTACCATTGCATTGTCATTTTGTCGAATGTAACTGACATAAGTAGTGACATCCCGTTGCTTGTTTAGTTCAAAAGCAAGGCATACAATAGCAATCATACTTCATAAGTAGTTCTACTAATTAGCAATGATACTTATAAAAGTGCTAAAATATATGCACTCAACTACCACTGTAGTTCTAATAACTACCTACATAAAACCCAGGCTCTCCCTGGTTTAGCCTTGCTCAAACTATAACTCATTTAGAACTATTTGTCTGCCAAGGCCCTTAGAGGGGCTTTCAGGAGCTCACGTGATGAATACCGCCGCGCAATATCCCGCTCTGCCCTCCACCATGCAACTGGTCGCTCAGCTGATTGGCATGCCGCGCACTTTGCAGTTAGTGCAGGCGCTGGGCGGCACCACCCTGCCCTTCTCCAAGAACCAGAGCCGCGCCGGCCAGCTGCGCTTCGCCGCGCTGGTGGAGGTGATCGGCCAGGAGGCGGCCGAGCGGCTGACCGGCCATTTCGGCGGCGACATCCTCTATATCCCGCGCTGCAGCACCGCGCTGCGCCAGGCGCGCAATCAGCAGATGATCCGCGACTTCGACGCGATGCTGGTGGAAGGCCTCGGCGCCAACGAAGCGGTGGGCGTGCTGGCGATGCGCTATCGCCTCAGCGACCGCATGGTCTGGCGCGTGCTGAAAACCCCGCCGGCCGACTGCGAAGTGCACTGATCCCCCGGCACGGCGCCGCCGAGGGCCGCCTACCCGCCTCCCAGGCCGAGCAACGCATTCATCAGGCAAAGGAGACCTCATGGCAAGCCGAGCCATTTCCGATCTGCACCCGCAACTGCAGCCGCTGGCTGAAACCTTTCTGCGTCTGTGCCGGGACCAGGGCGTGGACCCGCTGCTGATCTGCACCTGGCGCTCGGCCGCCGAGCAAGAACAGTTGTACCGCCGGGGCCGGGAACTGCCCGGCGTCATCGTCACCTACGCGCGTCCCGGCGAATCGGCCCACAACGCGATGCTGCACGGCAATCCCGCCGCCCGCGCCTTCGACGTGGTTCCGCTGCACGCCGGCAAGCCCATCTGCGACATCGACCACCCTCACTGGCAGGTGATGGGGCGGATCGCCCAGTCCTTGGGCTTGTACTGGCACGGCACGCTGGAAGCGCCGCTGCATGAGATACCCCATTTCCAACTGTCACTGGAGAAATGAGCATGCGCCTAGCCGACCTGCTCCGCCATCCGCGCAGCCGCCGCCTCAGCCACAGCCGGCTGTGGGCCAATATCGCCTGCGCCGCGGCCACCATCATGTTTCTGGTCAATGGCTGGCGCGGCTCGCTGACCGCCGACATCTGGCTGATCTATATGGGCGTAGTCGGCGGCTACTCGGCCACGCTGCGGCTGATCGCCGCCTATCGCGACCGGAGCCGGACATGATCCCCGCCTCCTTCCTGCGCCTGGGCTCCGGCCTGCTGCTGCCGCTGCTCGCCGCCGCCGGTGGTTACGCGCTGGGCCACAGCCAGAGCCGCCAGTACTGGCAAACCAAGCTGCAGGCCACCGTCGCCGAGATGCAATCGGCGGACAGCCGCACGCAACAACAACGCCAGGCCGCGGCCATGGAATTGCAGCGGCAATGGCGCCAACGCATCGATCAACTGGAAAGCCGGCTGCTGGAACAACAGCAGGCGCTGCAAGCACAGCAACGGCGACACGCGCAAAGGATAGACGATGTCACCCGCAACGATGGTCCCCGCTTTACTGGCCTTGGCCCTGACAGCCTGCGCCTCTACCGCCAGCTCCTCGGCTATCCCGACGAGCTGCCCGGCGCCCAGCCCTTACCTGCTGGAGCTGCCGCCCAAACCGCCGGCGCCGATGCCGGGCTACCGGCGCCCGATCTCCTCGCCCACGCCGCCGACTACGGCGCCTGGTGCCAGCAACTGGAGCAACGCCTTGTCGCCCTGAAACAACTCTACTCTCAACAGGAACCCACACCATGACCGACTTCTTCGACCGGGCCAGCGAGCTGGAAACCGAATTCCGCGAGCAGGCGCTCGCCCGCCACTTCGAGCAATGGCGCCAAAGCGGCCTCAGCCACTGCGAGGACTGCGGCGATCCGATTCCCGGCGCCCGCCGCGCGGCCATCCCCAGCTGCACCCGCTGCGTGCTATGCCAGCAACTGGCCGAGAAGTGAGAGGTTTCACGTGGAACACGACAACCTGCTGGCCCTGGGCCGCATAGAAGGCAAGCTTGACATGATCGTTGCCCACCTCGCCAAACAGGACAAGAAACTGGAAGAGCTGGACGGCCGTCTGCGCGACGTCGAAATCCAGGCCGCCAAGAGCGGCGCGGTATCCGGCGCCCTGTCCGCGCTGCTGGTCACCCTGGCCGGCGAACTGCTCAAGCGCCTAGTGCACTGACACCCCTCAGCTAAGCCCCGACGCCGCCCGGCGTCACACTCTCCCCATCCTCACCATCGTTCCAAGGAATGACCATGTCCATGCTGATTTCCGTGCAAACCGCCATCGCCGACCGCCTGCGCCAAGGCATGGGCCGGATGGTGCGCGAAGTGGCGGCGGACCTGGACGAAACCGCCCTGTGCGGCCTGCAGCTGGCCCACGGCGATTACGCCAGCCGGCTCCCCCCCGGCCAGTCCAGCCCCACCATCAATCCGCAGGCGCTGGCCAGGCTGCCGGCGCTGTGGACCGTCGCCGGCGGCATCACCTCCAGCCAGCCGCAGGCCAGCCAGCGCCTGCGCTACAAGGCCAACGCGCTGTTCACCGTCATCGTCGGCGACCGCTTGCAAGCCGACGCCAACTACGCCGGCGCCGGCGTCTGGCAACTGGTCTACGCAGCGCGGCGCCTGCTGGCCTCGCAGGATTTCGGCCTGGCGGTGAATCCGCTGCTGCCGGAAAAAGTCCGCCCGCTGGGCCAGGCCCCGCGCGACGGCCAGCCTTGGAGCCTGGTGGCCTGCGACTTCAGCACCTATTGGCTGGACGAGGCGCTGGACAACGGCCACTGGCCGTCGCCGCAAACCGACGCCGACCCGGACGCGCTGTTCCGCGCCTTCGGCGGCCGCTTGGAAGACCCGGCCAAAACCTGGCAGAGCACCCAGCTCAACTACAACCTGGCCGGCTCCGCAGGCGTCAAGGCCCAGGATGTGGTCGCCAATCCCGCGCCGTCTCAGAACTAAACCGCTTTCCCCTCGCCGCGCCAACCGGCGCGGCACCTCCCCAACCGCCACACCAGGAGCCTTTCCTTATGGCTAGCGCCAACATCAGCTTCGACCAGATTCCGGCCTCGATCCGCAAGCCGGGCAAATACTTCGAGTTCAACACCAAACTGGCGGTGCGCACGCTGCCGGGCAATCCGCAGCGCGTGCTGGTGATCGGCCAACGCCTGGCCGACACCGCCGCCCAGCCGGCGCTGGCCGCGCTGGACGTGTTCAGCGACGATCAGGCCGCCCAGGCCTTCGGCCGCGGCTCCAACGCCCACCTGATGGCGCGCGCCGCGATCAACGCCAACCCCTACCTGCAGCTGACCGTGATCGGCGTTGACGACGCGGCCGCCGGCACCGCCGCTTCCGGCTCCTTCACCTTCAGCGGTCCCGCCGCCGCCGCCGGCGTGCTGAGCCTGTTCATCGGTGCCGTCCGCGTCGACGTAGCCGTCGCCGCCACCGACGATCCGACCAAGATCGCCGCCAATGCGCAAGCCGCCATCGCCAAACTGACCGACCTGCCGGTCACCGCATCCGCCGCCAAGGAAGTGCTGACCCTCACCGCCCGCCACAAGGGCAGCATCGGCAACGGCATCGCGCTGAAGGCGCAGGAGCAGATCGCCGGCCTCGGCGTCGTGATCGCTCCGATGAAGGGCGGCGCCGGCGATCCGGACCTCGCTCCGGTCCTGTCCGCAGTGGTGAGCGGCGGCCACCAGATCATCGCCAGCCCGTTCACCGGCGACGCCGCGCTGACCGCGCTGCGCAACCACCTGGACTTCGTGTCCGGCCCGCTGGAACAACGCGGCGCCATCGGCGTGATCGCCACCACCGGCGCGCTGGCCGACGCCTCCGCCTTGTCCGCCAAGCTGGACAGCGGCCGCATCACCGCCGCCTGGTATCGCGGCTCGGCCAAGCTGTCGGCCGACATCGCCGCCGCCTACGCCGCCGTGATCGCCAGCGAGGAAGATCCGGCCCGTCCGCTGAACACCCTGGAGCTGAAAGGCCTGGACGTGGTGGACCTGGCGTCCCGCACCAGCCGCACCGAGCAGGAAAACGCGCTGTACAACGGCGTCACCCCGCTGGAAGTGGCCGCCGGCGACCGCGTGCAGATCGTGCGCGCCATCAGCACCTACACCAAGGACGCGCAAGGCGTGGACGACGTGTCGCTGCTGGACATCACCACCATCCGCACCCTGGATTACGTGCGCAAGGCTTGTCGCGAGCGCATCGCGCTGCGCTTCCCGCGCGAGAAGCTGTCCGACCGCACGCCGTCCAAGGTCCGCTCCGAGCTGCTGGACGTGCTGTACAAGCTGGAAGAGCTGGAAATCATCGAGCAGGTGGAAGCCAACAAGGCCGGCCTGATCGTCGAGCGCGACCTGCAGGACGTCAACCGCCTGGACGCCAAGATCCCGGTGGACGTGGTCAATGGCCTGCACGTGTTCGCCGGCCGCATCGACCTGCTGCTGTAAGCGCGCGCGGCGAGGCGGCTGATTGCGCAGCCCTAGTCCGCCTCGCCCCCTCCTCCATCCGCAACCTCCCAGCCGGCCGGGCCGCCGCCCGGCCGCCCCATCCCGAATCGAAAAGGAAAGTCTCATGGCTTTGAAAGAATACGCAGGCTCCATCGTCCTGGAAGTGAACGGCCAGGAAATCGACGTCATCGACCTCAATGTCAGCAGCCGAACCGGCCGCAAGATCGTGAAAACGATGAACGCCACCGGCCGCGCCAAGGGCTTCGCCCGCGGCATTTCCGAATACGACCTGGCGGTCACCGTCTCCATCCCGCTGACCGGCGACCTGGACTGGGAAGCGATCGAAGGCGCCAAGCTGACCGAATTCCCGCTGGCCCCGGGCGGCAAGCGCACCAGCTACCTGGACTGCTTCACGCTGGAAGTCGGCGAGAAATACGGCGTGGAAAGCGAAGCGCGCCGCGATATCAAGCTGATGTCGCTGCGGAAGGTCGTGGAATAAGCCCCTAATTATCTGGAGAGAAACCAGATTAGAAAAGGAAGCCAAGTCATTTATGGCTCGGCTTCCTTACCTCAACATTGCGTCCTCTAAACTTTTGGATTGTTGAGCGATTAAAAATAACTCATATCCATAACAACAGGCCGCGCTGTCATATTACTGGGTGAGCTCTTAGCTAGGAAAATAAATGTCAAAATATAAAATCATGCAATTTGCTGGCAAGTCAAAAGGCAATACACCAGTAACCAGCTTTGAAGACATGGTCAAGCACCATCCTGATTCTGGACATGAAGAAAACCGTCATTATGAAGAAATTCATGGCAAAGTCGAAGAAATTTCTATTTCCTCCAACAGAAAAAATATCAAGAAAGATTTCATTCTTTCCGATGAAAAAAACAGTAGAAATGTTTACGTTCCATCCCCTGTGTCGGGATATGCAACATATGGGAAAAATTATGGGACCATCTTGATATATGATAAAGAAAAGGGCAAAGACAGAGTGTTGCTTGCCAAGCTACATCATGTCAAACCAGGAACGACAACTTTCAAAAATGGCACCAAAGTTGAATATGGACAAGGGTTAGGCGTTCAATATGGGACTGGGGAGAATGGAAAAAAAGAATATGATGTTCACTCTCACGTAGAAACAGATGAGGAAACATACAAAAAATATATCTCCGACATTGTATCTGGAAAAATAAACTTAAGCTCCCCATCTCAAGAAAAAAAAACGGCTAAAAAAGAAAATCAAGCTAAGCCACAGGAAAAGCCTAATACACCTCCTACACCTAATACACAACCCGCTAAGAAAATGGGTGGTTCATTAGGTAATTTGATTGCAAAAGGAGAAGGAAATTACGGATCTTACAACCGAGGCAATGCAGGCGACTCCCTTGGCAAGACTATAGATTTCTCAGCAATGAGTATATCGGAAGTACAAAAACGGCAACGCCTACCTGTTGGTGACAAGAATAGATTATTTGCCATTGGGAAATATCAAATAATACCAACGACAATGGCTGATGCTGTTAAGAAATTGAAATTAACAGAAAATGAGAAGTTAACACCAGAGCTACAGGAAAAAATATTCTCTGATTACCTAATAGCAAAAAAAAGACCTCAAGTTAAAAATTTCATCACAGGAAAAGAGACCTCACCAGCTAAAGCCCAGACAGCGCTAGCAGCAGAATGGGCAAGTGTTGCAGACCCAAAAACTGGGCTCAGTAGGTATGGAAAAGTGGGCCACAACAAGGCTTCCATTTCTGCCAGTAGTACTAAAGAAGCCCTGACCAAAATGAAAGAGGAGTATGCCGTCAATATCAAAAACGGCATGTCTCCAGAGCAAGCCTGGCAGAAAGTAAACGGACTAGACCTGATAGGACAAGCCCAAAAAAATAGCAACGATAGCTCTCAGGATAAAGAAGAATCTATTTCATCTGAGGGTAAAGGAAAACAAGCCAAACAACACGCCGACGCCGAAGCTGCGAAGCAGAAAGCGGCCGAACAGGCGAAAGCCAAGCAACGCGCCGACGCCGAAGCTGCGAAGCAGAAAGCGGCCGAACAGGCGAAAGCCAAGCAGCGCGCCGACGCCGAAGCTGCGAAGCAGAAAGCGGCCGAACAGGCGAAAGCCAAGCAGCGCGCCGACGCCGAAGCTGCGAAGCAGAAAGCGGCCGAACAGGCGAAAGCCAAGCAGCGCGCCGACGCCGAGGCTGTAAAACAGAAAGCGGCCGAACAGGCGAAAGCCAAGCAGCGCGCCGACGCCGAAGCTGTAAAACAGAAAGCGGCCGAACAGGCGAAAGCCAAGCAGCGCGCCGACGCCGAGGCTGTAAAACAGAAAGCGGCCGAACAGGCGAAAGCCAAGCAACACGTCGACGTAGAAGCTGTGAAGCAGGAAAAGGCTGAGCAAGCTCAGACCAAGATCGAAGCTGCAGGAAAGAAAGAACCCGCTCAGCCCAAACAGCAAGCCGCGGCGAAGCCGGCCCAAAAGCAGCCCGCTCAAGCCAAGCCCGCCCAGCCAACTGGTCCCGTCAACTTGGATGCCCAGCTAGCCCAGCTTGCCGCTCTGCTCGGCCAGTTGAATGCCGCGCTGGCCCCGCTGGCCAAACCCATCCAAATCACCGTCGACGTGCAAAACGGCAACATCGTCGCCGCCGTCAACGCCGCCAACAGCCAACAACAAAGGAGGAGCTGATGTTCAGCCTCAATGTGTTCGCCGGCCTGTCCGCCGGTCCCCTGGTGGACGCCAGCTTCCGCGGCGTGCGCTTCGATTGCCTGAAGAGCGTGGACAGCGCGCAGCGCGACCAGGCGATGCACGAATACCCGTACAAGGACGGGGCCGATGTGGAAGACCTGGGCCGCAAGGCGCGCAAGGTGTCGCTGTCGGCGATGTTCTGGGGCAAGGATTACCAGCACCGGCTGCGCCAGTTCGTCGCCGCGCTGGACGCCGCCGGCCCGGGCGAGCTGGTCCATCCGGTGTTCGGCAGCATGCCGCAGGCCCAGGTGGTGGATTACCAGATCAGCCACGACGCCGACGCCACCGACTCCTGCACCGTGGAAGTCAACTGGGTGGAAGCCACGCCGGGCAATCCCTTCTTCGCCGCCAAGAAGACGCTGCCGCAGGTGGAGGCCATCTCGTCCCAGGTGGACAAGCTGCGCCAGATGGCCGGCGAGGCCTTTTCCAAGGCGCAGGGCCTGGTCGCCACCGCCAAGGGCGCGCTGGCCCGCGTCGCCGCGCTGCGCCAGCAACTGACCGCCACCATCCGCCAACTGGCCGCCATGGCCAACCAGGCGGTAGCCCAGGTGACCGACCTGCTCGCCTATCCGCAAGCCTTCGTCGCCCAGGCCAAGCAGCTGGTGGACGAGGCGGCCAACTGGCGCTTCGATCTGAAAGCGGAGATCGGCCCGCTGCCGGCGCTGAAAACCGCCGCCGAGATGTCGTCGGCCACGCTGGCCGACTGGAAGGCGCTGCGCCGCCGGCTGGAAGGCCTGCCGGACGCGGTGCGCCAGAGCATCGCGCCGGTGTCCGCCAGCGCCTCGCTGTCAGTGTGGAGCGACGACCAGCGCCGCATCGACGCGCTGCTGCAATTGAACGTGTCCACCAAGCTCGCCTCCGCCGCCGGCGGCATCTTCGCCAGCGAATCGCAAAAGCCGACGCTGACCCCGCCTGCGCTGGAGCAGATCGCCGGCGACGTGCGCGCCTCGCTGCAAACCACTATCGACCAGTGGCGCGCCGCGCTGCCAGCCGAGGACGCCTACAAGGTGGTGGACGGCCTGCGCGAGCTGAGCCTGCAGGTGCAGCAAGGCGCCGCCGCGCTGATCGCCGCCAAGCCGCCGCTGCTGAAGCGCAAGGTGGAATCCGCCTGCAATCTGCGCCAGCTGGCCCACCTGTGGTACGGCGACAGCGAGCGCGCAGCCGAACTGCTGCGGCTGAATCCGCAGCTGTCCCAACCCAACCATCTGACTCCGGGGACCCTGGTCTATGGCTACGCCAGCTAATCACACCGTCAGCCTGCAGATAGGCGGCCGCCAGCACGGCGATTGGACCCACTATTCGGTCGATTCCGACCTGGTCATGGCCGCCGACGCCTGGCAGGTGTCGCTGGGCTTGCCCGGCGGGGTCTTCCCACCCGATGTGGAACCGGGCGCGATGGTCAAGGTGCTGGTCGGCGACGAAACGGTGCTGATGGGCCGCATCGACGACATCAGCCACAGCGTGGCGTCCGGCAGCCATCAGCTGACGCTGTCCGGCCGCGACCTGGCCGGCATGCTGCTCGATTGCAGCGCGCCGCTGTTCACCGGCAAGGGCATGATGCTGCAGGACGTGCTGGACAACGTGGTGAAGCCGCTGGGCATCGCCAGCATCCGCGTCGACGCCAAGGCCAAGGGCCAGATCGAGAAGATCAACGTCGACCCCGGCAACAGCGCCTGGGACGTGCTCACCCGCGCCGCCCAGGCCAACGGCCTGACCGCCTGGTTCGACCCGGACGGCACCCTGGTGGTGGGCGGCCCGGATTACAGCCGGCCGGCCAGCGCGCGGCTGATCCTGCGCCGCGACGGCAAGGGCAACAATGTGCTGAGCCTGGCCGAGACGCGCTCCCACGCGCAGCGCTATTCCGAACTGACGCTGCTGGGCCAGGGCCACGGCCAGTCGCTGACGCCCGGCCGCCACGCGATGCGGCACCACGTCTTCGATTCCGACGTCTGCTACCACAAGCCGCGCATCCAGGTGGAGCCGGACGCAGCCAGCCCGGCCGAGCTGGCAGCCCGCGCCGACAAGATGCTGGCCGACGTCCGCCTGGCCGGCTACACGCTGACCGCCACCGTCGCCGGCCACCGCGACAGCCAGGGCGCGCTGTGGACGCCGGGCCAGCGCATCGAGGTGGAAAGCGAGCCGCACGGCATCAACGGCACCTATTTCCTGATGTCCCGCACCTTCGAAGGCGGCCGCGGCCAGGGCAGCGTGACCCGGCTGACGCTGAAGGAAGACAAGTGCTGGATTCCGGTGATGCGCGCCGGCAAGCAATAAGGAGAAAAACATGTGGCATGAAGTAGATCAACGCATCCGCCGCGCCTTCAGCAATGTGCGCCAGGGCTTCCGCGCGGTGCTCACCCACGTCGACAGCGACGGCGGCGTGCAGGCGGTGCAGGCCGACGCGCTGGCCGGCGAGCGGCTGCAGGACGCCGAGCTGTTCCAGCACTACGGCTACACCTCCAACCCGCCGCCGGGCAGCATGGCCATGGTGCTGCCGCTGGGCGGCCGCACCAGCCACAGCGTGGTGATCGCCACCGAGCACGGCAGCTACCGGCTGCAATCGCTGCAACCCGGCGAAGTGGCGCTATACAGCGACGAAGGCAGCAAGATCGTGCTCAAACGCGGCAGGATCATCGCCGTGGAGTGCGACACCTTCCAGCTCGACTGCAAGACTTGGCAGGTCAACGCCAGCGAACAGGCCAGCTTCGCCACGCCCAAGCTGAACGCCAGCGCGCAGTTCATCGCCCAGGGCCAGATCAGCGGCAACGGCGGCCTGGCCATCCAGGGCGGCGGCGGCGCCAAGGTCACCGGCAGCGTCAGCGCCAGCGGCGATGTGAAGGCCGGCGGCATCAGCCTGCAAGGCCACATCCACAACGGCGACTCCGGCGGCGTCACCAGCCCGCCCAAAGGCTGAGCCGGCCCCAGGCCGCGCCGCGCGCGGCCACTGACCCCCGTCCCCTGATCCTCCAACCGCCAAACCCGGAAAATAACGCCATGGACCCACTATTGGACCCCATCACCGGCGACTACGCCGGCGGCTCCACCGACACCCTCGCCAACGCCGTCTACCTCCGTCTGATGACTCCGCTGGGCGGCTGGTGGGCCGACCCAACGCTGGGCTCGCGCCTGCATGAGCTGTCCCGCAGCAAGGACAGCAGCCGCATCGACCTGTTGGCCTGCCAGTACGCCGAGCAGGCGCTGCAGCCGCTGCTGCAGGACGGCCGCGCCAGCCGCGTCCAGGTGTCGTCGCAGCGGCAAGGCCCCGGCCGGCTGCTCCTGAACATCGAAGTCGCCGAAACCGGCGGCCACATCCGCCATTTCCAACACCAAGTGAGGATAGCCTGATGCCCCTGTCCACTCCCGATTTCGCCAGCATCCGCGACACGCTGCTGCGAGACCTGCAAAACCTGCGCGCCGACGCCGACATCGCGCCGGACAGCGATTACTTCGTCCGCGCCAGTTCGGTGGCCAGCGCGGTGGAGGGCCTGTACCAGCACCAGAGCTGGATCGCGCGCCAGATCTTCCCCGACACCGCCGACAGCGAATACTTGGAACAGCACGCCCGCCTGCGCGGCATCGTGCGCAAGCCGGCCACCGCCGCCAGCGGCACGCTGCGCATCAACGGCACCGCCGGCGCCGTCGTCACCGGCAGCCTGCAGCTGCGGGTGGGCGAACAACTGTACGCCACCCCGGCCACCAACCCGGACGGCAGCCCGTATTCGGTCCGGCTGGACGCCAACGGCCAGGCCGAGCTGCCCATTTTCGCCAGCCAGGCCGGCACCGCCGCCAATCAGCCTGACAATCTGCCGGTGGAGCTGATGCAGGCGCCGTCCGGCGTCGGCGCCAAGGCGCTGCTGCTCAGCATGCGCAACGGCGTGGACGTGGAGGACGACGCCGCCCTGTTGGACCGGCTGTTGGAGCTGATCCGCCGCCCGCCGGCCGGCGGCAACAAACACGACTACCGCCGCTGGGCGATGGAAGTGAAAGGCGTCTCCGCCGCCTACGTCTACCCGCTGCGCCGCGGCCTGGGCACCGTCGATGTGGTGATCACCGCCAACGGCGATCTGCCGTCGCAAGAAATCCTCGCCAATGTGCAGAGCCACATCGAAGATCTGCGCCCGGTCACCGCCAAGAGCTGCCTGGTGCTGGCGCCGACGCCGCGCCCGGTGGACATCGACGTGGCGCTCAATCTGGGCGGCGCGAATCTGGACGCGTTCACGCCGCTGTTGCAGCAGACGCTGCAAGCCTACTTCGCCAGCCTCGCCCCGGGCGAGCGGCTGGTCAAGAGCCGGATCGAGGCGCTGATCTCCGACCTGCCCGGCGTGCAGGACCGCCAGCTCAACGGGCCTGCCAGCAACGTCGATCCCGTCTCCGATGAGAAGGTGGTGGAGTGGCTGCGCCTGGGCAAACTGACGGTGAGGGCGCTGCAATGACGCCGCAACCACCCTATCAGGACTTGCTGACCCGGCTGTTGCCGCCGGTCAGCTACCGCCCGGACGGCCCGCGGCTGCAGGCCGAGCTGGCCAGCGAGGGCGCGGCGCTGGACCGTACCCAGAACTCCGCCCGCCAGCTGGCCGGCGCCGTCACCCCGCAACAGGCCGAAGCGATGCTGCCGGACTGGGAGCGGGTATGCGGGCTGACGCCGCCGCCCGACGCGCCCTACCAGCAACGCCAGCAAGCGGTGCTGGCCAAGCTGGCCGAAACCGGCGGCCTGTCCATCCCCTACTTCACCCGGCTGGCCGCCGGCATGGGTTACAAGATCCAGATCGCCGAGCCGCAACCGTTCCGCGCCGGCGTCAACCGCGCCGGCCAGCAGCTGTGGAGCGCCGACATCCCCTGGGTATGGCAGGTGACCGTGTTCGGCAGCAAGGTGCGCCCCTACCAGTTCCGCGCCGGCCAGTCGCTGGCGGGCGAGCGCTTGTGCGCCTTCGGCGACCCCAGGCTGGAAGAGCTGTTCAACGACCTCAAGCCGGCCCACACCTTCGTCTATTTCGCCTACCAGCCGTAAACGCCTGCCAGCGCGCGCCTCTCGCGCCTCCCCTCCCGCTTTTCCCTCCCCTCGACGCCGATTCCCATCGGCGCCTCCGTCCCATCCTTTTCCAGGAGCGCCTCATGCAAGACCCGATCAAGCCCGTTCCCACGCCGGACCAGAAGTTCCACGACGGCAACCCCTCCACCGGCGAGCTGGGCACCATCGTCTCCGCCAGCTGGCTGAACACCGTGCAATCCGCCATCCAGACCACTCAGCAGGAAGTGCTGTCCGTGATCAACAGCAACAACGGCCAGCAAGCCGACCCGGCGCGCCAGGACCAGCTAGTGCAGGCGATCAAACAGCTGGCCTGGGGCGGCAATGCCAAGCCGACGACCCTGGCGGGCTACGGCATCGCCGATGGCCTGACCCTGCGGCCGCAGTTGGGCGACAAGGTCGACTTGAACAACATCGCCGACGACGGTCTCTATCACAATCCAGGCAACGCCTACGCCGCCAACGGCGCCAACTACCCGGCGCCGTACGCCGGCTTGCTGTTTGTCTTTGCCGATGGCGAGATGGTCTACCAACAGTATCAGTGCTACAACAACGGCGGCTGCTGGTACCGTTGCCGCTACCGCGGCAACTGGAGCCAATGGCAGAAGCTGGCCGACGCCGCCACCACGCTGGCCGGCTACGGCATCACCGACGGCGCGACCAAGGCCGAGCTGAAGGCGGCGGTGGACGGCCTGGTCAGCGGCGCGCCGGGCGCGCTGAACACGCTGCAGGAACTGGCCGCGGCGCTGGGCAACGACAACAACTTCGCCGCCACCATCACCAACAAGCTGGCCGGCAAGGCCGACAAATCCAGCTCTCTGGCCGGCTACGGCATCAACACGCTGGCGCTGTCCACCGCGCAAACCTCGCAGATCATCAAGACCACGCCCAACGTTTACGACAACAATCTCTATACCAGCGGCACGCTGGAACTGCGCTCCACCGGCACCGACTTCCCGTCTCTGGGTTTGCATCGCCCCGGCAACAGCGCGGTGGCGCTGGTGCACAAGAACTATGGCGACGATACCCTGATGCTGAAGGAGGCAGCCGGCGGCGAATATCGCGTCTGGCATAGCGGCAACGATGGCTCCATCATCAGGAAACGCCGCTATCGCATCTGCGCCGACGACAAAACCTCTCTCGACAATGATGTCGCCGCCGGCGAGATGGGCTTCAATTACGCGACATCCAGCGGCGTCAACGGACCCTACATCGCCTTTGGTGGGCTGGGCGGCAATATCGACTACTCTTGCCAACTGACCGCCGACTATCAAAATGGCAATCTTATTCGCTTCCGGACGCGCAATGACGACCAAGTCAAGCGCTGGAACCCCTGGCGCACGCTGATCCACGAAGACTACCTGACCGGCCAGGTCGCCTTCTTCGCGATGTCCGCTCCGCCGCAAGGCTGGCTGAAAGCCAATGGCGCAGCGGTGAGCCGCAAGGACTATCCGTCCTTGTTCGCGGCGCTGGGAACCTACTATGGCGCAGGCGACGGCTCCACCACCTTCAATCTGCCAGACCTGCGCGGCGAGTTCGTGCGGGGCTGGGATGACGGACGCGGCGTGGACGGCGGACGCGGCTTCGGCACCTGGCAAGCGCAAGACGTACAGGCTCATACCCATCCGCAGTGGTTCCCCCCACTGTTAAATGGCGCGCCTGGTGGTCTGGGCAATTTTGTTGGGGATCACTCCGGCCCGCAGAACTCCGTCAACGCCAGTCGCCCCATTTTGCCGAACGCAGGCCAGGAAACCCGCCCCCGCAACATCGCCCTGCTCGCCTGCATCAAATACTGAGGATTCCGCCATGCCTGACAACAACAAAACCGTCTACGCCTACCACCCGCAAAGCGGCGAATACCAAGGACCGACCGCGGCCGATCCCTCGCCGCTGCAACCCGGCGTCTGGCTGCTGCCGGCCTACAGCACCGAGTTGCAGCCACCGGCCGCCGCCGAGCGCCAGACTGCCGTCTTCCACGACGGCGGCTGGACCGTGACGCCGGACTGGCGCACCGTCAAACTGTGGAGCATCGAGTCCGCGCAATCCGTCCAGGCTCGCCTGGGAGACACGCCCGACAGCCTGCGCGCCACGCTGCTGCAGCCCTGCGACTTCCCGGTCTGGGACGGCAAGAACTGGGCCATCAACAAGACGGCTCAGGCCGCCGCGCTGGCGCAGAAGACCAGCGCCGAACTGAAACAGCGCCTGGCCGACGCCTACGCCGCCCGCCGACCGCTGGAAGACGCCGAATCCATCGGCATCGCCACCGCCGACGAGCTGCAAAAGCTGGCCGCCTGGAAACGCTACTGCGTGGATCTGTCCCGCCTGCCGGACCTGGCGATGTGGCCGCGGCTGGTGGACGCCGACTGGCCCAAGCAGCCCGCCTGAAAACCTAACTCGCGACACCTGGAAACGGCAGCCCCGCACTGCCGTTTTTCGCGCTTGCCGCACTGACATCCGTCCACTGAGCCGCCTCGCCCGCCTGCCGCACAATCACTGTCATTCCGAATCAGCGACATCTGTCATCGGCCCCGGCGGCCGATTTCTCTTTACCAGCGGGAGGCGCCCCACATGCAAGACCAGCTCAAACCCATCAACAGCCCGGACGGCCAGTTTCACGACGGCAACCCTTATACCGGAGAACTTGGCACCGTAGTCACCTCCGAGTGGCTGAACGGCATGCAGTCGGCGGTACAGTCCGCCCAGCAGGAAATGATGACCCTGCTCAAGACCAGTGGCCAGAATCCCGACCCCTCGCGCAAGGATCAGCTGCAGCAAGCCGTGCAGAACATCGCCTGGGGCGGCAACAGCAAACCTACCACGCTGGCAGGATACGGCATCGTCGACGGCGCCAGCAAAACCGATCTGCAAACCGCAGTCAACAACCTTGTGGCTAACGCCCCCGGCGCGCTGAACACGCTGCAGGAACTGGCAGCGGCGCTGGGCAATGACGCCAACTACGCCGCATCAGTCACCAAGCAGCTGTCCAACAAAGCCGACAAAGCCACCACGCTGGCCGGCTACGGCATCGCCGACGCCATGAAGGCCAGCGACTGGGGCGTGCAAGGTTACACAACGCTGCAAGTCGGCCCCGGCAAGCCGTTCGCCGGCATCCAGGATGCCTGGAACAGCCTGATCGGCAAGGTATTGCAGGCCGACGTGCTGATTCAGGTAGCCGATGGCCAGTACACCACCAGCGGCATCTGGCTCAACAATCAACCGTTCGCCAGCCGCATCCGTATCCAGGGCAATGTCGCCAATCCGTCAGCCTGCAAGATCATCCTGACCCCTGACGGCAACAAGCTCAGCCACGGCGTAATCTTTTCCCGCGTGCACGGCGTCAACTTCTCCGGTTTCCATATCGTGGGCGAGGCCAATGCCAGCCACTGGAGCTACCGTTGCCTGCGGATCGAGGAAGGATCGGTGGTGTATTCCACCGCCGGCAGCATCGTGCTGGAAGGCGCCAGCAACGGCCTAGAAACGGATCAAAACGCCCGCGCCGTTTTTGATCAGATCCGTGTTTTGAATTGCAAGGGATGGGCAGCCATCATCAGCGGCGGCTCCTATGTTTCCATGCAAAAGTGCGTGATGACCGGCTTAGGCAAAAACGTGCAGACCACGCCTCCGGCTTTCGTCGACCCCGATATGGCGCCAATCACATCCTATGGCCTCGGCTGCCAGGATGGGTCAAAGGTCTGGGCTGCCGACAGTCGCATTTCCAATGTCAACAAGGGCTGCTTCAGTGTGCGCAACGCGTATATCTGGTGCGACGGCACAGCAGTGGATCAAGCAGACGTCGGCTTCCACGCGCAATTTGGTGGCATTTGCTGGAGCGGTGGCTCCGTACCCTGCGCCAGCTTGCCCCAGGGACGCCGCAGTAAGGCAAGCAACTGTCGGATCGGCTATCAAGCCGAGTGGGGAGGAATAATGTATGCGGAGATGGCTACGGCGGAAAATTGCGCATACGGCTTTTTCTCGAATATCAATTCGACGATGCAAACCAATAATGGTTGGGCAAGAAGCTGCACCACCATGGGCTACCATGCGGATGGATCATCTTTGATCCACGCCTATAGCACCGACACCAACGGCAGCGCCGGTTCTTACGATCCAAACCAGACATTCAACAACTGGAACAGCATCGTCTTCAATCGCTAATCCTCGCCCGGCAAACAACTCTCCAACCGCCATACACCTCTGCGCCCCGTCCGCTGCGAAGCGGACGGGCCTTCTCGCACAATCGCCGCCGCCGACTTCGCCGCAACAACTCTCCTTGGGTATCCAACGCATGGCCAGAACCATGCGACTCCAGAACTTCTCCATTGACTCAGTTCAACCAACACTGACACCCGTCCACTAAGCCCATTCCCAGGCCTCCCGCACAATCACCGTCATTCTCAAACAGCGACATCCGTCATCGGCCCTGCGGCCGATTTTTCTTTACCCAGCGGGAGGCGTTTTCCATGCAAGACCTCAAACCCATCAATAGCCCCGACAGTCTGTTTCACGACGGCAACCCCGCCACCGGCGAACTCGGCACCATCGTCGCGGCCGAATGGCTGAACGGCGTGCAGTCCGCCGCGCAGGAACTGCTGACCGTGATCAAGAACAGCGGCCAGATTCCTGACTCGACACGCAAGGACCAGCTGCTGCAAGCGGTTCAGAATATCGCCTGGGGCGGCAACAGCAAGCCCGCCACATTGGCCGGCTACGGCATCGCCATCGCCAGCCAGGCCGAAGCGGAAGCCGGCACGGACAACGTCAAGGCGATGACGCCGCTGCGCGTGGAGCAGGCGCTGAACGCCGCCGGCCTGTCCGGCTACGCCAAAAACCTCAACAGCGGCTCGCTGCAAACCGTGCGCCCCAACGGCCTCTACCACGTCGACAGCAGCCTAGTCAGCGGAAGCCCGGATAAAAGCAACGGCATGCTGCTGGCCAACTTCCTCAACGACAAATGGGGCAGCCAGGTCTACTGGATGTGGGGAGGCGCCACTTATGAACAGCGGCTGGAAAACGGCAACTGGCAGCCCTGGGTCAAACTGCTGAAAACCGGGCAGCAAAGCACGCTGGCCGATTACGGCATCACCGACGGCGCCAGCAAGACGGATCTGCAAAAAGCGGTCAACGATCTGGTAGCCGGCGCGCCCGGCGCGTTGAATACCTTACAAGAACTGGCGGCGGCGCTGGGCAATGACCAGAATTTCGCCGCCACCATCGCCAAACAGTTGGGCAACAAGGCAGACAAGGCCACTACGCTGGCCGGCTACGGGATTGCTGACGGCGCCACTTCGACTCAGGTCAACGCCGCCGCGCCGGCTGGCATGGTCGCCTACTTCGCGATGAAAGACGCGCCCGCCGGCTGGCTTATTGCAGATGGCCGAGCCGTCTTACGTAAGGATTACCCAGCACTATTCGCCGCGATTGGCGGCCTCTATGGAAACGGCGACGGTTCGACGACATTCGTATTGCCCAACCTATGCGGCGAATTCATCCGTAGCTGGGATAATGGCCGAGGCGTGGATGCAGGTCGAATCATCGGCAGCGCCCAAACCAGCAGCTTCCAATCGCATAATCACATCGTAGCCACACAGGAAGTTTTTAATCCCACCGTAGCGTTCACCATCAATGATAACTCCGGCGATGGGATTACATCCGCAGACAATTCCGGCCCAGGAGTCAGTAATCTTCGTCTCGATCGCTATTCCACACAAAACTCCGGGGGAAATGAAACCCGCCCCCGCAACATCGCCCTACTCGCCTGCATCAAGTTCTAA